GATAGTCGAGCAGCTCGCGCCGGTCGAGCACCTCCATCGGATCGCCAAACGAAAACGCCTCCGCACTCGGCGCGCGGCTGCTGTGCTGTTCGACGGGCGTGGCTGCGCCAGCGGCGCGGCGGTTCTTCCTGCGGCTCATGAAAACTCCAGAATGCTTGAATTGGTCGAGGTCGCGCCTTCGAGCGGTTCGTGCGAAAGCGCATGCATGCAGGCCCACGCCAGATCGGCGTGGCTGGTGTCCTCCGAGCGCCCCGCCTGGTAGGTGACGCGCGCGCCAGAGGCGGTAACGGTTTTCTTGATGGACATGAACGACGCGGCAAAGTCGGTCCAACCCGCGTCGAACTCCAGCCGGCCCTTGCTGATGACGTCGAACGCCTTCAGTACCAGGCTGGTCTTCACGTCCACCGAATACGAGAAGCCGCGCGCATCCGGCCGCGACTTCGTCACGAGTTGGTAGACGGCGTCGCCAACGCCCGTACGGTCGATGCCGATGAAGGTGACGTTGTAGCGGCCGCACACGCGCAGGATGGCGTGCGCCTGCTCCTCAAAGTCGATGCCCTTGAACTGGTGTTTCTCCAACACGCGGAACTTGCCACCAGGCACCGCCGGCGGCGCCAGCACCACAATGGCCGCGCTGTCGCCGGTCGGGCCACCGCCATTCGGGTCATACCCGAGCCAAACCTCCCGCGCGCCGAACGGACGCGGTGCAAACGGTCGGAAGTCGGGCCAAAGCTCCCAGCTATCAACCATCCCCCGCATCAGCATCGACAGCGGAAACACAGACGCCGTGTCATCCACGAACTGGCACATCAGCAGGTTCGCGTAATCCGGCTCGCTGTACTCCAGGCGCAGTTGGTCCAGGTCGAACAGGTTGCAGCCACCGCGCAGCGCGTCCTCCACTGTCACGATCTGCCGCCACCGCCCATCCGCGCAGCGCAGGCCATCGCGCAGCGCCGCGTGGCTCACATCAATCTTGACCTGCCGGTCCTTCGCCTTCCCCCGGTTGAACAGCGCGCCCGACCAGAACGGATACGCCTCATGCGCCAGGCTGGAAGGCGTCGAGAAATACGTCTGCCGCCAGTGCTTATGGATCGCCATGCCGGAGGCGACCTTGCGCAGCTCCTGGAAGCGCGGCACCCAGAAATACTCATCGAAATACAGGTTGCCGTGATAGCTCTGCGCCGTGCGCGCGTTCGTGCCCAGGAAGTACAGCGTGGCGCCATTCGGCAGCACGATCGGATCGCCCTTCAGCTCCACGCCCGCAGCGTCCTTCGCAAACTGCACCATGTACTGCTTGAACACGTGCGCCTGCGCCTTGCTGGCTGACAGGAAAATCTGATTCCGCCCCGTCGTCAGGGCGTCGATAAACGCCTCACGCGCGAAATACCAGGTCGCCCCAATCTGGCGTGACTTCAGGATGTTGCGAATCCGCTCCGTCTCACCCGCGAGGTGCCACACCTGCTGATACCCAAACAGCGAATCCCGGAACGCATCGAGCAACTGCGCCTCCTCCTCCGGGCTGATCGCGTTGCGTTCCGCCTTCTTGCGCGGCCCCGCATTGCGGTTGGCCACCTTCGGGTTGAGGTCGGTCTCGTTGCCGCCATCGCGGTACCGCTCGCGCCGCGCCACGTTATTGAGCTGGCGGTTCAGCAGGTCGATCTCTTTGAAGTCGCGCCCTTCCTTCTGCTCCTTCGCCACCAGGCGCATCAAGCGCTCTTCAATGGTCAGCGCGACGCGCTCATCCGGCGTCGTGTCCGCCCACCCGTCGCGTCGCTTCCAGCTATGCACCGTCACCGGCTTCACCTTGAGCATTTCCGCAATGCGTGCAACGCGGTAGCCCTGCCAGTAGAGCGATCGCGCCACGCGGCGCGGATCCATTTCCGGATCGATTGAGAGAGAGGCGATAGGCGGCAACTTAGTCATGCCGCAACGCTACCGGCCGCGCGCGCGCGTGCCACGCGCTGCCTGTTGTGGCGCGGGATCGCACAACACCAACGCGTTGCCCGCGCGATGCACGGCGCTGAAGATGACAGCACCACCGAACCACACACCACCGAGGACAACATGGGCACCAAGGCCACCAAGTTCTTCCGCATCGCCACTGAAGGCGCCACCAGCGACGGGCGCGTCATCGACCGCAACACGCTCGTGCAGATGGCGAAGAACTACGACCCGAAGACATACACCGCGCGCATCAACATGGAGCACATCCGCGGTTACTCGGCGGCCGGCCCCTTCAAGGCCTACGGCGATGTCGTTGCACTGAAGGCAGAAGAGCAAGACGGCAAGATGGGCCTGTACGCGCAGCTCGACCCCACCGACGAGCTGATCGCCCTCACCAAGGCACGCCAGAAGATTTTTTCTTCGATGGAGGTGCAGCCGAGCTTTGCCGACACCAAAGAGGCCTACCTGGTCGGCCTGGCGGTGACGGACAACCCCGCAAGCCTGGGCTGTGAAGTGCTGCAGTTCAACGCCACCGCCAAGGTGAACCCGCTCGCCGCCCGCAAGCAAGACCCCAGCAACCTGTTCACTGAAGCGGTGGAGGTCGATCTCGACTTCACGCCGGAGCAGCCATCTGCCACCGCAGGCCTGGCCGACAGCATCAAGCGCCTCTTCTCACGCCAGGCCAAGGCCGAAACCGGCAACGACGCCCGCTTCTCCGACGTGCAGGACGCCGTGCAGATCATCGCCACGCAGGTGCAGTCGCTGGGCGACCAGTTCACCGCAGGCCTCAAGAACATCAACGATCAGTTGGCTGAGTTCAAGGCGCAGGCGGAAGAGCGTGGCAAGGCCTTCGACACGTTGAAGCACAGCCTGGAAAACACCCCGGCCTTCACCGCGCGGCCACCCGCCACCGGCGGCGACGGCTCCGCCGACATCAAGACCGACTGCTGAACCGGCCACCGCCACACAACACAGACCAACCCCGGAGCACCCCATGCGTAATGAAACCCGCCGCCTTTACGATGCCTACACGGCTGAAGTCGCCAAGCTGAACGGCGTCGACCGCGTCGACACCAAGTTCTCCGTCAATGCGACGGTGCAGCAACGGCTGGAAACCAAGATCCAGGAATCCAGCCAGTTCCTGTCCAAGGTGAACGTCTACGGCGTGGCCGAACAGGAAGCCGAAAAGGTTGGCCTCGGCGTCTCGGGTCCGGTGGCCAGCACGACGGACACCACCAAGCAAGACCGCCAGACCGTTGACATTTCCACCCTGGACGGCCAGCGCTACCGCTGCGAGCAGACCAACTCGGACACCCACATCACGTACCAGAAGCTGGACGCATGGGCCAAGTTCAAGGACTTCCAAACGCGCATCCGCGACGCCATCATCAAACGCCAGGCGCTGGACCGCATCACCATCGGCTTCAATGGCATCAAGCGCGTGCCCACCTCCGACCGCGCCACCAATCCTCTGCTGCAGGACGTCAACCGAGGCTGGCTGCAGTACTTGCGTGACTTGGCGCCGCAACGCGTGATGCAAGAAGGCAAGACCGCCGGAAAAGTCACCATTGGCAGCGCAGGCGACTACGGCAACCTCGACGCTCTTGTCTTCGACGTGGTCAACCACCTGGTCGAGCCCTGGTATGCAGAAGACCCGGAGCTGGTCGTTGTATGCGGCCGCCAGTTGCTGGCCGACAAGTACTTCCCGATCATCAATCAGCCGAACCGGCCGACCGATACGCTGGCCGTTGACATGATCGTCAGCCAGAAACGCATCGGCAACCTGCCCGCCGTGCGCGTGCCGTACTTCCCGGCCAACGGGCTGCTGGTGACACGGCTCGACAACCTGTCGATCTACTACCAGGACGGCGCGCGCCGCCGCACCATCATCGACAACGCCAAGCGCGACCGCATCGAGAACTACGAATCGAGCAACGACGCGTACGTCATCGAGGACCTCGGCTGCGCTGCGCTGGTGGAAAACATCACGTTGGCCGCCGCATGACCAGCCCCGCCCGCAACCACTTCCTGCGGGTCTCCGCCGCCCTCGCGGCGCAGGCCGAGCAGGAGGCCAACCCGCTGCGCCACGCCACCGGCTACGAGCTCATGCTCGCGCAGCTTGCAGAGCACAAACGCCAGCTCAAACAGGTGCAGTCCGTCGAGCGCAAGGCCGACACCAAGCGCCGCATGCTCCCCGAGTACGCGGCGTGGGTAGAAGGCGTGCTGCAGGCCGACAGCGGCACGCAAGACGACATCTTCATGACCGTGCTCGTCTGGCGCATCGACGTGGGCGACTTCGCCGGCGCACTGCCCCTGGCCGCTTACGCCATCCGTCACAAGCTGGCGATGCCCGACCAGTACCAGCGCACCACCGCCTGCCTCATCGCGGAAGAGTTCGCCAACATGGTCCTCAAAGACCCGGCCGCCATCCAGTCGGCCGACGTTGAAGCTCTGGTGGAAGTGGAAGCGCTGGTGCTTGACCAGGACATGCCCGACGAAGTCCGCGCCAAGCTGCACAAGGCGCTCGGCTACGCCATCGCAGAGCTGGCCACCGGTCACGACCAGGCCACCGCCAACGCCTGCCGCGAAGAGGCCGTCACGCACCTGCGCCGCGCGCTGGAGCTGCACGACAAATCCGGCGTGAAAAAAGACATCGAGCGCATCGAGCGCGAAATCAAGAACGCAGCCGCTGCCGGCGCCAAGGATCGCACCGGCAAAAGCTGACACCGAGCGTGACCCCGCGCATCAGGCGGCACGGGGCAGCCTTCCGGCGTG